TATGCGTGGACAAAGGTTGAAGATGCCAAAGCGATTGCAGCTTATGAAGCGGCAAGCCAAGCACAGGACACCGCCGATGGGAAAAGACGTGTGTTTGTGGCAACGCCGACAACCCCTTACGACATTGGCGATTTGTGGGTTGATGGAAAGGAGTTGCGCCGATGTATCACCAAGAAAACATCTTCACAGTCTTACAATGTGAATGATTGGGTTATTGCCGTGTATTACGACAACACGCAAACGACCATTGATGGCGGAATTGTAACGTCCGGCACAATTCAGGTTGCGGGCGACAACAAAAGCATCTTGGCGGGTATCACGGGCAATGGAACGGCAGCAACATCGGTTCGCTTTTGGGCGGGTGCATCATTTGAGAATCGAGCAACCGCCCCATATAGGGTTTTGCAAGATGGTTCATTCTATGCAACAAAAGCATATATTGAGGGTGAAATCCACGCAAAAAAGGGAACTTTCAAAAATGTTGATGTGTTCGGGTCTTTCCGAAGTCCATTTGTTTTGATTTCGGATTCCTTTAAGGAACAACAGTCCGACAACCTTTATTCGCAATACCTTGGTTCGCACCTTGTTTGTTCGTTACCTTGGGACAATGCAAGTTCGGGTCGTCGTATAACCGTGATTGGGTCGGTTTCAATTTCCGCACCATCGGGAAAATACTTCTTTGAAGATGGGCGCACACATTCAAGTCTTTCAACATCTTATGAAGTTGTTGAATTACTTGGTTGGGGTGGTTCATCATTCCAAGGTTATATCGTATTGAGCCGAACAATGTTCAAAACGAATTATGGACACGGGCGAAGAATCCACCCATTGGCGTATGGAACGGTTACGGGGTCAAGTTCAAGTGCTTCAATCAAGTATTGGTCATTTGATGGAAGCAAAATGGCAGTTACCCGAATGAGTACGGGAAAATACAAAATTACATTCCCGACAAATTGGTTCTATTCGTCCGATTACATCATTGCATTGGCAACGGGTGTTGGAAGCATTGTTGGCGGCGACAATCCCGTTTACGCCAACATTATGACGCGATACAAAAGTTCAACGGAAGCATACATAATTGTAAGAACCGCCGATGATGATTCCGAAAATGACGGCGCATTTACCTTTATGTTGTACAATGCTTCCACGTGGGACGGCTAAAAAGCACAATCCGGGTGTGAAAACTTGGGCAAATCCGGGAACTTATGCCCAAGTTATTCACATTGTGTTATAGTAAAACATTAAGATTGTAATTTTGCAGAAAATTTATATCAACTATGAGTAAAACAAGGTCGGGCGAACACGTTTCCGCCCAAATTGGAAAGATGGGAGTTATTGGCGATTTATCCAATGGCAACTTTGCCTTGGCTGATGGTCAGTGCTTCAACATCAAGAATGACGGCACACAGCCCGTGAAATTATCGGTGCAGCTTGCCGGAATGGAAGATGGGGATTTCATCGAAACACAGTTTGATTGTGGTTGGAATCCCGAAATTGTTAAGGCAGTGAAACAAACTTCATTGTCAGGTATTAACTTAAAATGGGGCTATTGATATGGGCTTGATTATCGGAGTAGGTGGCACAAAGCCAACCTTTGCGTATGATTATTATTACGGCATTGAATGGGATTCGACCGTGAGCAATCCCAAGCCGACCCGAATTGGCAAGATGGAGTTGCACCAATCTTTGCCCGTTCAATCTTTGATGCGCCGTTGTCTTTTGACTGATGATGGTGCGGTGAATTACTATCTTCACGCCAACGATTCGACAAAGCGCGACAATGGCGCGGCGGCAAACCTTACGGGTGCAGATGGTCAATATATGGTCGAAATGCCGGACGTATATGTTCGTTTTGAAACGGACGGCACAAAGAACCGTGCATTGATTTCGACACAGGCATTGCCCGGTTTCCACCTTTGGCGCAAGGACTACATTTCAGCCGTTGAAGCGACCGTTCAGCGTTCAACAACCAAGTTGGCGGCGGTTGTAAGCACCGATGCAGATTATCGAGGTGGCAACAACGATGCGACACGTGATGGCACATATCGCACAATGCTTGGTATGCCCGCAACGTCCATTTCATTAACCAATTTCCGTGCATACGCACGAAAGAGGGGTTCAACCGAATGGAATTGCAACGTGTACCAAACACACCGCAAGATGTGGTGGTTGTATGCCATTGAATATGCGAATTTCAATTGCCAAGACACGTTCAATGCGGCATTGACCGAAGATGGTTACAGGCAAGGCGGATTGGGCGCGGGTGTTACAACCTTGGACGGCACGAAGTGGTCGAATTTCAACGGTTACAACCCGGTGATTCCTTGCGGAACAACAAACAGCCTTGGCAACCATTCGGGCGTTGTTGATTACACGATGCCGACCGAATACGACACAACCACAAAGGTTGTCGGCGTTCCATCGTATCGAGGTGTTGAAAACCCATTCGGTCATATATGGAAATGGACGGACGGTTGCAAAGCAATGATTCAATCCGAAGCAAGCGGCGGTTTGTCGGAATTTTACGTTTGCGATGAACCCGCGAACTTCACAAGTTCAGGCACGGCAAATTATCAATTGCGTGGTGTCTTGCCAAGAAAAGAGGGATATATAAAAGCCTTGATTCTTGGTGAAGATGGCGAGATTATGCCATTGGAAGTTGGCGGCGGTTCGACAACGTATTTTTGCGATTACTTTTATACAAGTATTCCCGAAAGTGGCGTAAGTGAACGTGGCGTTTTGTTCGGCGGTCTTGCGTCTAATGGTGCGTCTGCGGGGTTCGTTTTTGCGACTGCGAGTGCTGCGCCGTCGGGTACGTCTGCGTCTGTCGGTTCTCGGCTTTGCTTTTTCCCGCAAATCGAAGCGGCGTGAAACGCCAAATCGAACCACAACAATTGAAGTGCGAAAATTTGATGATTGAATGAAAAATAAATAAGGTTGTCCGATGTCGTGGCGTTTTGTTCAGCGGTAATGCGAATAATGGTGCGAATGCGGGGTTCGTTTATGCGAATACGAATAATACGCCGTCGAATACGAATGCGAATATCGGTTCTCAGCTATGCTTGTAAAAATATAGTTGCATATCGGAAGCCTTGCCACAAAAACAGCCCGACCGGGGTTGAATGAGTGGGGAAACCCACGGCAAAAAATAAAATGAGTAAAACGGTTTTGGTAGGGTAACGCCCGAAGAATCCTAATATACAAGCAAACTTGTGTTATAGTGATACAATGAAGCGAATTGGAAACATATTTGACGAAGTGATTTCGCTTGAAAATTTACGCCTTGCAGATGAAAAGGCAAGGAAAGGCAAGTTGAAGTCATACGGTGTCAGGGTTCACGACAAGAACCGTGAAGCCAATTTGGTTGCTTTGCACGAAAGTTTGAAGAATGGTACATTCAAAACATCAAAATATCACATCTTCACGATTTACGAACCAAAAGAACGCCTTATTTATCGGTTGCCGTATTATCCCGACCGCATATTGCACCACGCAATTATGAATGTTCTTGAACCAATATGGGTTTCGGTGTTCACCAAAGACACGTATTCTTGCATCAAGAATCGAGGAATCCACAATTGCGCCAAGAATGTGAAACGTGCGTTGAAGCAAGACCCGGACGGCACGCGGTATTGCTTGAAAATAGACGTTCGCAAGTTTTACCCGTCAATCGACCACGAAACCTTGAAAGCGGTTGTGCGGCGGAAAATAAAAGATGGTCGCCTTTTGGCATTGCTTGACGAAATCATTGATTCAACCGATGGCGTGCCAATTGGCAACTATCTTTCCCAATACTTTGCAAACCTTTTCTTGGCGTATTTTGACCATTGGTTGAAAGAAGAAAAGCGGGTGAAGCATTATTGGCGTTATGCCGATGATATTGTGATTCTTGCCCCGAATAAGGAGTTTTTGCACAACCTATTGCACGAAATCCGTGCATATTTGCGCGACAACCTGAAATTGGCGGTCAAACGTAATTACCAAGTGTTCCCCGTTGATTCAAGGGGCATTGACTTCTTGGGTTACGTCTTTTATCACACGCACACCCAATTGCGAAAATCAATCAAACAAAAACTTTGCCGCCGGGTGGCGAAGCTGAACAAGCGCAAGACACCACCGACAAAAGAAGCCTATAAACAGCAAATTTGCAGTTGGTGGGGTTGGTGCAAGTATTGTGATTCAATAAATTTAGTGAATAAACTTTCAAAAACATTTCCGTATGAAATTAAATTCAATCGAAGCAAATGCGCATTATGATATGGCGCACGGTATGCCCGCGATTTTGGAAAAGGACAACGACGGTTCTTGCTTGTACCGTTACAACATCGAACCCGAAATGGGCATTCCTGATGGAGAGGAAAAAGAAGTTCAAATCGGTTGGAAGTGTTGCGAGATTCGCACATTCAACAAGCCAACCAAGGCGAACTTGAAAAAAGCAATCATTCGTTCAGTTCTTGACGAAACGGCAGAATTTGACCTTGTAAATTCATACAACAAACACGTCTTGGGCGTTGCAGTTGATGAAAATGCGGTTGCCGCATACAAGGAATACTTGCAGTTTACCGAGGATTTGGACGTGTTGTTGGTAAACACATTGTCGAACTAAACATTAAACCGAATACCGATGGCAAAATTTTGTGAACTTGGTATTGAATCGGACGTGGTTATTGGCAAGGGAATCGAGATTGAAGAATTGTTCGGTCGTCGAATCCTGATTGAAAAGACAATCATTCAGCCAACAAAATATCCGGGAAAGAATGCGTCCGGCTTACGAATGCAAATGCAAGTGGTGCTTGCCACATTCAACGAATCGCCCGACCAACACGGCGATTATTACACCAAGAACCCCGATGGAACACCCGTTGGGGAAAGGCGTTCTTGTTTTACCGGGTCGGACATTTTGATTTCTGCAATTCAAAAGGCGGAAACCAATTTGCCCGTGATTAACAAGAAACGAAGTGAAAGTGGCTTGCCCGCATTGTCTTTGTACCCAATGGACACAACCATTGTCAAGGTCGGTAAATGTTTTCAATTTACTTAAAGAATGATGGAATATATCCCGGCTATCATTACGGCAATCGGCGTGATTATCACAGCTTGGTTTGCTTACAACCAAAAGACCAAAGACAAAATGACGGACTTGAAGATTGAGCAAATCCGGGCGGAAAATGCCGAAAAGAAGAAAAGACGTGCCGACAATTCGGCAATCGTACACGGTGAATTGTGGGAAGCATTGCACCACTTGCACGCCGACCGCGTGTATATTGTGCAGCCACACCCACTTGGCAATGAATCAATGGTAAGCATATATTTTGAATCCAAGCGAAAGGGCGTGGAATCAATGAAACCAAAGGTTCAGAACCTCAAAATGTGCGAGTGCGCCGCCTTTTGTGCAGATATGGCGAAAAATCTTTATATGTTTTTCGATGATATAGATGCGCAAGTAAAAGACCGATACGCGAAATCGCTTCTTTCGGCTTGTGGTACAAGCAAGGTTGCAATCAAAAGGTTAAGCGACAACAACCACGATTGGGTCGGTTCAATCTTTTGCGAGTTCACCCACGATGCGGTCGTGAATGAAGATGAAGTGCGTTCAACACTTCACGATGTGGCGATGAATGTTCAATACTTGTTACCTGAATATAAAGAATAATATAATAAGGTATGGCAAAGGTTGAAATTTTATTGCCGTTCATCTTGAAGTGGGAGGGCGGATTTGTGAACGACCCGGCAGACGCGGGCGGTGCGACAAACAAAGGTGTAACAATAGCCACGTGGCGAAATGTTGGATATGACAAGGACGGCGACGGCGACATTGATGTGCAAGACTTGAAGTTGCTTTCGGAAGCGGACGTGATGGAACGTGTCTTGAAACCGCATTATTGGAATCGTTGGAAAGCCGACCACATACATTCCCAAAAGATTGCAAACATCTTGGTGGATTGGGTGTGGGGTTCAGGCAAACACGGCATTGTCATTCCGCAAAAGTTGCTTGGCGTTGAACCCGACGGAATTGTTGGCAACAAAACATTATCGGCGGTGAACTTTGCAGACCCGGACGAACTGTTTGAAGCCCTTTTCGATGCACGTGTTGAGTTCCTGAATGACATTGTGAACAATAGTGTCGCAAAGTTTGAAAGGAAAATTGGACGTAAGGCAACCGAAAAAGAGTTGTTGAAGCACACGAACAAACGATTCTTGAAAGGTTGGTTGAATCGCTTAAATTCAATTCGTACATTATGAAGTTGCAGTTGAAGCGAAGATTCTTTGGCGAAACGTACACCATCGGAACATTGTTCATTGATGGTGTGCGCTTCTGCGATACCTTGGAAGATGCCAACCACGACAAGAACCGCAACGGGCAATTCGACAATGGCGAAACAAAGGTGAAGCACCACACGGCGATTCCCTTTGGAACATACAACATCATTGTCAATCGTTCGCCAAGGTTCAAACGTGATTTGCCAAGGCTTCTTGACGTGCCGAATTTCGACGGTGTGTTGATTCATCGTGGAAACACAAACGCCGACACGTCCGGGTGCATCTTGCTTGGCGAAAACAAGGTCAAAGGTAAGGTGATAAATTCAACACCTTACGAAATCGAGTTGGTAAAGCGGTGTAAAGCCGCATTGTCGAACAATGAACAAATAACAATTGAAGTGATATGAAAAAGATAATCACATTCATTGCCTTGCTTGTTATGCTTGCTTCTTGTGGAGCAACCAAAAAGGCAATCAAGACGACCGAAACGCAACTTGACAGCTTGACAGTTGCCAAGGTGGTAAGCGAACAAACCGAAAAGGTGGTGGACACAACCCGGACGGAACACGGAAAGGTTACAATCACCGAAATTGAGTTTTTCCCACCAACCAAAATCGAGCAACCACAGCCCGAACCCGACAAACCCAAGGATTCGGACAATAAGGTTGCAGACGAACCGAAGAAAACACAGCCAACCACAACGGCAAGTGTTGATTTGGCGAATGTCGAAAAGGTTCAAGGGGCGGTCAAGTCGATAAAACAAACGGTGATTGAATCCGATGTTGAAGAAAAGGGCAAAAGTGAGGAATCAAGCGAAAGCAACGAAACCGAAAGTGCCGCCACCGTAACCAAGACAACGGAAAGCACGGACAAGAACCAAGAACCAACCCCCGACCCTTACCGATGGCGTTATATATTTTTCATTGCCTTGTT